GAGTCTTCGTGAAGCTCAAGAACGTCTTGCTGATACGCAGGAAGCACTTGAAGAATCAGAAACTGCACGCAACGAAGTTGAACGTGTAATTGAAATGGAAAGAATCTTATCACCTCTTACTGGTCGTCAGCATGAAGTGATGGAAGCTATACTTCGAACTGTTCCTACGGAACAATTAGAAGAAGGTTATAAGACCTTTATTGGTCGTGTAATCCGCGAAAGCGATATCTCTGAGAAGGAAGGAACAGTACTAGCAGAGAGCAAAGACGATGACGACGACAAAGACGACGACAAGAAAAAGTCTAAGAAATCTAAGAAATCAGACGATAAGGATGATGACAAGGACGACGACAAAGAAGTCGAAGAAGGCGTAGTAGTCACAGGCGATACAGATGCAATTATGGAAGATTTTGATGTTGAAGCAATTTCAGAATCTACCAAAGAGCTTCGTAGACTCGCTGGTATTGAATAAAAACTTTAATTAAAAATTATCTTAAGGAGATATATTAACATGGAAAACATTTTTGAAAATTGGTCCGAAACTAAAGCAGCAATGCTTGAAGGTTTGGACGCACAAAAACAAAAAATTGTTGCACCGCTTTTGGAAAACCAAAAGATGGCAATGGTTACAGAAGAAGCTGCGGCTGGTGCGACTAGTGCGCATGACATCTCAGGCTTCCGTAAAATCTTAATCCCAATGATTCGACGTATTATTCCGGGCACTATTGCTACTGAGTTAGTTGGTGTCCAGCCTATGACTGGTCCTGTTGGATTAGTATACACTTTACGTTACCGTTACGCAGAAGCTGTTAACGCAACTTCACACTCTAACCCTTTTAACCTTCCGGGCGCAATTGGAGTTGGTGATGAAGTATTTGGTAACAGTTCACCTATCCGTCAGTGGTATTCCTCTGGTGCTGGTGATTCTAATGGTTCACCAACTGGTTCACCATACGGTGGTCCACTTGGACAAGCAGCTGGTGCTTCTGGTATTGGTGCTGGTTCTGAGGCTCCGGGTGACATCGACGGTGAAGACGCAACTGGTGTAGCTTGGCCTTCATCTATCGGCGCATCTAACGTTGATGCCTTTAATAATCCAGAAAATGTTCCCGACTTAGGTCGTGGTAATGTTGCTGGTTCACTTTACGGTGGTTCTGGTAGCTTCTTAGAAGGTTCTGGTGGTCGTAAGATGACTATGGACGTTGTAAACCAAGCTGTTGAAGCTGGTTCACGTAAGTTACAAGCTGGTTGGACAATCGAAGCTATGCAAGATTTGAACGCACAGCACGGTCTTGACCTTGAAAGCGAAATGACACAGGCTTTGTCTGCTGAAATCGTTCAAGAAATTGACCAAGAAATCATCACAGACCTTATGGCTCTAGCTGGAACAGTAGAAACATTTGACGGTGCTGGTTCTGGTTCTTACGGTGGCGCAGCTGCTGGTAACTATGCTCCTGCATATGTCGGTGACCGTCTTGCTAACCTTGGTGTTATCATCAATCGTGTAGCAAACGAAATCGCTCGTAAAACACGTCGTGGCGCTGGCAACTTCATTGTTGTTTCACCACTTATCGTTTCAATCCTTCAATCTGCTGCGAAGTCTGTATTTGCGCCAGCAATCGAAGGTTCATTCAAGGGTCCTAACAACTCAATGTTAGTAGGTACTCTTAACGGTTCAATCAAAGTGTATTCATACCTTTGGAATCAAGCTGGTGCAGGCTTAGACTTAGGTCCAGGTAATTCACCAGTTCAATCTGCTAATGACACTATCCTTGTTGGTTATAAAGGTGGTAATGGCGAAACGGATACAGGTTACTTCTACTGTCCTTACATTCCATTAATGTCATCTGGTGTTGTTGTTCACCCAACAACTTTCCAACCAGTAGTTAGTCTTATGACTCGTTACGGTAAAGCTGTATTCACTCACACTGAAACATCTTTAGGAAACAGTGCAGATTACTACGGTAAGATTAACGTTGTTAACCTTGACCTTGCGTAAGCAAAGTTCGTAGTACTACATGGATGTAGAAAAAAGCCACCTTCGGGTGGCTTTTTTATTGCCTGTGATAAATCTGTAACACTTAAATCAACTTGTCATAAATAGTTACATATCATTTTAACCATGGGCTAATAATGGACACTAATTTAACGTTCAAAGAATACTTACAATCTAAGCAAAAGCTTCGTGAAGCTATCCAAGAAATTCCCCATCAGAAAAAGGAATACCTTGTGACCAAATATTGTAAGTTGGTTGTTGGTGAATCCAAAGATGATAAAGAGCAAGTCAGTTTAAAACCCAATAATAAAATCATGGTAGAATGGCTATATGAAGACATTGATGCCCCAACTATCGTGAATATAATGTTTGAAGGTGTCTGCGCAGACGTAGATGCTGAAAACCATTCAACTTATTGGCAGTCATATAAATTACAACGCTGGTTGCTTCGCAACACAGAACATCAATAAATTCAACCCCCACAGACAGAAATCATAAATACGACAGTACATAAAGGAGTGTTTATCGATGTCATCTTTTGAAACCATCCAAGATGCCGCTTTTGCCCTAAAAGCAGAAGGACAAGAAATAAAAATTAAGTTTAAGAAAGGTGTCCCAACCACTGGTCAAGCGACCGTAGAATGGACAATACCTAAACCCGCTCAGGGCTGTGATAGCTCTGATACGGGCGCGTATGCTGGTATTGTTATTTTACTTGGTACCGAAGCAATGGATGGTGGCAACATACCAGTCGATGGCACGGTATATGTTGCAGACCCAACAGCAGATTCTAATTTAAGTGTTGGTGATAAAATCGGCGGTGCTTTAGTTGTAGGTGCAGTATACGAGTGTGAAGAAAAAGCACGCGGTGAAGAATTAACCACAACGATTATAATCAACGACCTTGACCCACAAGTGGGATACTATGTCGCGGGTTATGCAGTCGATTGTCAAAATCGATACCATTCGGATGGTATACGCGCATATTCAGATGTGTTTTCTAATAAAGAAGACGGTAGCATCTCAGCTGCGCAGCAAGTACTACTTGGTACTAATCAGTCTGGCGTTTTACCAACCGCAGGTACAGGTCTTATTCCGGGCGTCGATTATGAATTCGACCTCATCTATGATAATACATTTCCAGAAGGTACTGATTGGCAAGCCATCCCAGTTACAATTGATGGTATTAATGCAGGAACGTATCAAGAATTATTGGACGAAATTCGCAGCAATATATTATTAGCGGATAATCCTATCCAATCACCCACAGCACCAAATGCTGGTGGGTTCTATTGGAATGCAGTAGAAGAACAACTATATCAATTTGATGGATATAACTATACGTCCATTGATACGATAAACGAACCAACCGACCCTGCTATTGTAGCAATGGGTACGTATTGGTTTGATGAACAAAACAATACTTTAAATCGCTGGAATATTCCAAACCCTACAGGTTGGAATGATATTCCGTTTGTAACAAGCGAAGACGACCCAACAAACTTATCGTGTGATTCAAACTGGTACGATGGTACGATAGCAAGAACATGGAATGGTTCGACATGGTGTGATGAAATAACCTTTACGTCTGCTACAGACCCTGCGGAGTGTCCGACGGTACCATGTGGTACATTCTGGTTTAGTGAAGATACAGGTCTTTTGCAAGAATGGAGTGAGGCTCTTTTACAATGGAAAGAAACTTCAGCAATTGTTTGGGCATCGGCGCCAGACAATTTAGCAAGCGGAACCTACTGGTTTAACGATACAGATTCATTATTGATGATACGTAGTGGTAGTACGTGGACGGACATATCTTCAACAACCAATATACAAGACGAAGAACCAATACCTGCATTAAATGGTATGCTTTGGTATGCACCTTCGACAGAAGAATTAAAACAATACATTGTCGATGCGTGGGTAGATTTACCTGTGCTCGTTTGGGGCGAAGACCCTACAATTATCGAATCATGCGACTTGTGGTGGAATTCTACCGACGACAATTTGTATACATGGGATAGTGTCCATAGTGAATGGGACATGGTCTCAAATTTTGTACAAAGTATAGCCGACCCTGCCGCTGCGACGACCATCGAAGCTGGTTCATTTTGGTACAATACAAACAATGCCACACTCAGTCGCTGGGATGGTGGCGAATGGATACTTGTTGACTTCATAGACAAGGCAATAGACCCGTCTATAATAGCACCGGGTGAAGGTTGGTTTAAGAAATCAACAAACACTTGGAACGTTTGGGATATCCCATCAGCAGGCTGGAACACAATAAATCCAACAGATTCAGATATCGACCCTAACAGTTTACCTAATGGTACCTACTGGTTCGATACGACAAACACAGCTTTACAAGTTCGTAACGGTTCAACGTGGCAGACTGTAGTCTTCACCACACAACCATTTGCTTATATGCGCGGCGAACAATGGTATGATATTTCAACCAAAGAATTATTTGAATGGAGTGGAACAACGTGGGTACAGGCAGTCCCTATTGTAGATGTAGCTTTTACGACATCTGGACATTTCCTTTTCTGGACACGCGAACAAGGCAGTAACACGGCAGTATTAATTCCAACACCAGAAGGCTCAACGGCACATAGTACACCATGTTCTATTGGAACTGGTTTTGCATATTCTGGTGTGAACGACATTGCCGCCGCTGAATGTGAATATGCGAATGACGGAAACGTTATTCGTGTCTACCCTGCCCGTTCAATCCCAAACAATTCATTCTTGTGGAGTAATTTAACAGGTGCCTCAGTCGAAACACCAAAAGGTGGTAACGATGGTATTTCAGGAGTTCCTTCATATCTTGAAGTTGGTGTTGGCACGGACGGCACACCAGATGAGCGTCGTGAATTAATGGACAGCATTCGTCGTCAGTTGGGTTATCCTGTTGTAGAAGTTGAATTGGATAACGTACAGCTTGACACTTGTGTCAATCTTGGATTAGAAGAATACCGAAAGCGAGCCGCAGGCAGCATGCGTAGAGGTTTCTTCTTCTTGGATATAGCGCCGGGTAAGCAGCAGTATCTTATGACGAATAAAATTATTGGTTATAACCGTATTGTTCAAGTAATGGCAGCATACCGTTTTACATCTGCGTTCTTATCATCAGCCCACGGTGCTGGTGCATACGGTCAGATTGTACTTCAACATTTATACAACATGGGAACATACGACTTAACAAGTTTCTTCTTGGTTAGTCAATATGTTGAACAATTGGAAATGTTATTTGCAACACGTTTAACGTTTAGCTTCCATGAAAATGATAGATTACTATCTTTCTATTCGGCATTCACAAGAGCAGAACGTGTTCTTATTGACTGTATGGTTGAACGTTCCGAACAGGACTTACTGAAAGATAGGTATTCCAAAACTTGGATTGAGCGTTATGCGTTAGCAGAAGCTATGATGATGTTATCACACATACGTGGTAAGTTTGCATCATTACCGGGTGCTGGTGGTGGTATTTCTTTGAATGCCGCCGAATTAGTAACACTTGCACAAACATATCGCGAAGAGTTGATTGAGCAGTTGGACGATTACGTTGCAGACCAAGGTGTAGAAGACACCGGCATGCAAGGTTCATTTATATTAGGTTAATAACAGGAGACAATAATGTCAAAATTTTTAGACAAAGCAATTAAGGAAATGAAAGATTACGGTGACATGGGTTTACCTGATGGTGAAAATGGTGGTGGTATGGGTTCAAAGAATCCAGTCGTCAACGCTTACCGTATGAACAATATCCTTCGTAGACGCCAGCAAGCGGAAGAAGAAGAAATGAACATCGATGGTGGTATGCGCGATGCTGATATGCCAGATGACGATGAGGCACACATGGACGATAAAGATTATAAAATGGACATGGACATGACAATGCCGCCGGGCGACCATGAAGAGATGGACAACGAAGAAGGCTTGGGTATGGACGACGAAGCCGACACAGAAGAAATGAAAGCATTCTTCCAAGACAATACGGCACCATCCGACGAAGAAGTTCAACAGTATGCCGATGAACGTGGCATCGATATGGAACAAATGCGTCAAGAAGTTTATGCTTTGATTCAATCGTTACTTGGTGGTCAAGACCCTGTAGGTGATGGTGAAGAAGACATGGGCGATGAAATGGACATGGGTGGCGAAGAAGACATGGGTGATGAAGAAGACATGGGTGATGAAATTGAATTTTCCGCACCAATGGGTGGCGAAGAAGATGAATACGATGAAGAAGAAGAAGCACGCGACCCAGCAAATCGCGACCGCATGCGGGGTATGTTAAATACGCCGTCTGAGCGTGACAGTAATAGACCAAATTTGCATCGCGCGGCACAGCGCCACGACAGAT